CCCGGAGATTGCCGCGCCAATGGAGGGCATCGCCCCGCCCGAGCAAAACACCAACCCGCTCTATCCGGCAAACCCGAACGTCGGAATGAATCGAGGAATCGAGGGTGGCAATGAAGCCCGAGATTGATTTCGCTTCCGCCACGTGGCGGGCACTCGTTGAGATTGTCGAGTCTCGCATTGACGAATTGCGCAGAAAGAACGACGGCGATTTGTCAATAGAACGCACCTCGCACTTACGGGGGGGAATAGCAGAATTGAAGCAATTGCTGGCGATTGCAAAAAAATCCCCGGCAACAGCGACGGACGAGGATCAATTCCCCCTTCGTCAATGACCTGCATAGCAGGGTATTGCTTGGAGTGTGCATTACATGAGCGAAACGCAACAGACCGAGCAACAGGCCGAAGCTGAATTCGTCGCAGGGTTCAATTCCCTGCGCACTTCCGACGACTACACGCCGCCCGAAGTGAAGAAGGAGGAAGTCGAGCCGACGCCGGAGCCTGAAGCAAAGCCGGACGTGCCGCCGGAGGACAAGGGCGAAGAGCCTTTGTTTGCCGGATTTACCGAATCTCAATTGAAGAACCTGCTCGAAAAGGCCACTCGGGTTGAGTCTCTGGAGAAAGAGCTTCGCAAGACGCACGGAAAAATTGGCGAACTGAACGGAACTCTGCAAGAGATTCGCGGCAAAAAGGAAACGCCGACGCACGAAGCGCCCGCAATCCAGAAGACCGACGAAGACCTGACCGATTGGGAGCGGGAATACCCCGAACTCGCGGCCATTGCTGAAAAGCGCGCAGAGCGAATTGTCGAGGAACGCATCAAGGCAATTCCGCAAGTCCAGCAGATCAGTCAAGAAGACATTTCCGCAGCCGTCCAGCGCGAAACGCAACTGGCGCTCATGAGCCAGCAGCACAGCGATTGGCAGGACGTTGTGACTTCACAGGATTTCAGCCTGTGGATCGCGACGCAGCCGGAAGACGTGCAGCAAGCCTATTCAACAACTGATCGCGCGCAGGTTCTTGGCGGTGTCATTTCCGGTTTCAAAGACTGGAAGAAGAGCACCCAAGACCGCAGCGCAAAGAACAAGCAGCGGCTGGAGCAGGCGCTTACGCCTGGCGGTGGAAGCAAAGTAACTACCGCCCACTCCGCCGAAGATGAATTTGTCGCGGGTTTCTATTCAGCTCGCGGTCGATAAGGAGTAACCAAAATGTCCGTTTATAGCTATGGCAACCCCGCCGGCCGGATTAATAAGCTCAAGGGTGAGATTCTCAGTCACTCGATCCCCGTCGAAACGCTGGGCATCACCGGCATGCAGCGCCAGATTCCGGCCAACAAGGGCAAGACCGTTGTTTATCGTCGGTATCTGCCCTACGGCGGTTCGCTGACCAACTTCAACACCATCAACCGCTGGAACGTCGATTCCGCCGCGCACGTACTGGCCGAAGGCGTTACCCCGACTGCCGACTCGCTGACCCCGCAGGACATCACCGTCACCCTCAACCAGTACGGCTGCCTGTACCAAGTGACCGACCAGACCGTCGACACCTACGAGGACGACGTTCCGGCGGAAATGAAGAAGCAGTGCGGCGAGCGTGTCGGCCTGATTCGCGAAATGGTGCGCTACGGCGTCATCAAGTCCGGCGCCAACGCCTACTACTCCGGCGGTTCTTCGCGTGCGACGGTTGCGGCCAAACTGACCCTGACCATGCTTCGCAAGGCCAGCCGGAACACCCAGGCCAACCACGCTAAGCGCATCACCTCGATCCTCGCCCCGACGCCGAACATTGGCACCAAGCCGGTCGAAGCCGCTTACCTGGTGTTCTGCCACACCGACGTTGAGCAAGACATTCGTGACATCGCCGGCTTCACTCCGATTGCTGCCTACGGTTCCCGTAAGCCGATGCACGACCAGGAAATTGGCAGCGTCGAAAACTTCCGCTTCATCACCTCGCCCGAACTCAATCCCTACATCAACGCCGGCGTAGCGGTGGGCGCCACCGGCCTGTATTCGACCGGCGGCTCGAACGTCGATGTGTATCCCGTGATCGTGTGCGGCGAAGACGCATGGGGCCAAGTGGCGTTGCGCGGTGGCGACTCGCTCGATCCGACGTGGATTCCGCCCGGCGAGAAAACCAAGTCCGACCCGCTGGGGCAGCGTGGTTTTGTTGGCGCCAAGTTCTATATGAACTGCACGGTGCTGAATGACGGATGGATGGCGATCATCGAAGCCGGCATCACCGCCCTGTAAGTGACCTAATCGGGCGGCTTAGGTCGCCCGGTCTTCCAAGATTGGAGAAGCATTATGGCTGACAACATCGCGGGCCAAACCAGCGCCAGCAGCAACGACCAACTGACCAACGGAACCACCCAAGGCTCCGTCGTCTATGACGCCACGACCATCGTCGCAGCCGATTCGACGCGCGTTTTCACCGGCTTCAAGCCGCGATACGTGCGCTGGGAAAACGCCACCGACCGCATCTGCGTTGAATGGTTTGAAGGCATGGCAGCGAACACCAGCATCAAGACCGCTGCCGCCGGCACTCGCACGCTCGAAACCACGAACGGCGGCATCACTGTCGATTCGCAGGGCTTCCGTGTGCTGCAAAACGCCACGCTGGGCGCAATCGCTGCAAGCAAAACCTGCTACTGGGTCGCCCGGTAATTAACAACGGGGCTGCCTTTGTGGTGGCCCCGCACAAAGGATAAACAGCATGGCACGTCCGCGCCTCGATACCACGAACGAATACTTGGGTAAGGCCGATGAATTTTCGATCAACGACATCGGCAACGGCCCGCCCGACATTGAAGTCATTGATCGTGTTTTGCCCGACGATTACGCCGAAATCGAGAAGTTCATGCAGGAACCGGTGACGATCATGATTCACGAATCGACCGATCCGAACGACGTTGATCTGGTCGAAGTCGGCGTGAATGGTCGGCATCAGTTCTTCATGCGCGGCAACCCGCAAATCGTGCGCCGCTGCTACGTCGAGCGCCTGGCACGGATGAAGAAAACCAGCTTCTCGCAAAACCTTGACGAGCGGCTTGGCGAGCACATGAACACAATGCGCCCGCACCACGCGCTGCGCTTTCCGTTCTCCGTGATCGAAGACAAGAACCCGAAGGGCTCGCCCTGGCTGCGTAACCTGCTGGCCGAGCGGGTGTAACCATGACGCTTGCGGAATTGCGGGCACTTTTTCGGGAAGAGGCGGGCGACACGGCAGAGCCGTTTCTGTGGCCGAACTCGATCCTGAATCTCTACGCTAACGAGGCTCAAACCGAAGCCTGCCGGCGTGGGCACCTGCTGCGCGATTCTGTGACGACTGCAATCTGTCAGCTTGCGGTGACTGCGGGCGATCCCATCGTAGAACTTGACCCGCGCATTCTGGACATTCAGCGGATGCGCCTCGCCAGCCAGTTCATCCAGCTTCGCGGAATCTCCGTGCAGGAAATGGACGATTCGATTCCCGGATGGGAAAACCAGACCGGGCTTCCGTGGCGAGGCGTGACGGATTACCAGTCCAACGCAATCCGGCTGTGGCCGTCACCGGCTGCGAATGACGTGCTGAAGCTGTCAGTCATTCGCCTGCCGCTTGTAGATATGGTGGCCGACACCGACGAGCCGGAAATTCGCAAAGAGTATCACCCTCAGTTAGTGCAGTGGATGCTTCACCGGGCCTACGCAAAGCAGGATTCGGAAGTGTTCGACGCGAACAAATCTCAAACCGCACTGGCGAACTTTGAAAAAGAGTTCGGCTCTCGGTCCAGCGCACGCAATGCAGCGTGGCGGGCTGAAAGACAGCTCCAGTTTGCCCCGCCGATTGCATAGGAAAGATCATGGATAAATTGGGACGGCTGGAAGTCGAACAGCTCAAAGTTACGAGCACCACCCCGCCGGCAGACAGCGGGTTTTACAAGATTGATGAAACCACGATGGGCGTGGTGGGTGATCTGAAGTTCCGGCACCCGAAGACCGGGGCCATGTCGTCGGCGCTGACGGTTACAAGCAACTCGGCCCAGGGGGTGGCGCAGGGTTCGCAGGGGGTTGTAATTCCGGGCTCATCAGTGCCGGCACTGCGCACTGCGTCGCGGGACCGCCTCGCCGACGTGCTGCCCTGGTGTCTGCCTGTGCACAGGTCTGTGCTAGACCCCCTGCGTCACGTCGGGATGACTCCGGTAACGTCGGGTGTTGCGACGCTTTCGCACAACGCTAACGCGCCGGAGCTACCGGGCATGTCGTTCGGGCTCGCATTCAGTGCAGCAGGCACTGCCGCTGTGTCCGTGCAGCTTCCAACGGCGCTTAATACGGCAGTTCCATCCCCTGTTCTAGTCGGCCCACGCATTCACGCGCGAATTAAGTGCTCAGACTGGTCGAAGGTCTCCGGCTTCTGGATCGACTTCCTGACCGATGGCGGCACGACAAAGAAATTCCGCTGGCAGTTTTATACCTCGGGCCGGAGTCTTTACGGCCAGAACGACCCGGTTTACGCCGATCGTTGGAACAATCAGTTCCGCACGTTTATCGGAGATTCGGAGAACGTCATCGCCAGCGGCTCTCCGACTGCGACCTGGGGCCGCACCACGAAATATCTTGATTGCACGGGCATCATGTTCGCCGCTGTGACCACGGCTGCCGTCACGTTTGAGATCACTCGCATCTATTGCCCGGAGTGGCCTATCGGGGCGTTTGTGGGAATTTTCGACGCCTGGTATCGCACCGCACGGGAGTTTGCCCTGCGCGAGTTCGCGTCGCGCGGCTGGGGCTGCGGAGGGTCCGTTGTGCGGCTGGATGGTGATGATGAGAACCCAACGCCAGCGGACATTGGTCCCCTGATTTCCGCGAACTTTGACGTCTTCATGCACGGTCCCGACATCGCAGATGGCCTCCCGACGCCAATGTCTGCGGGGGTTACGCAGGCTGCAATGTTGAGCAACCACGCAGCCCATCGTCGGGCGCTTGCAGCGTTCAGTCCTCACACCGCGCGCGGCCTACGCTGGCATCAATGGCTGCAATGTGGTCTGCCATCATTCCAGCGTCAATCTGTGGCGCAGGGCGAGATGCAGAAACAGAATGAGTATGGGCATCTGCATCATTGTCTGATTCTGTGGGGATGCTAAAGGCTTGAAAGGCTGCATACTTGTACGCGGCTGACATAGCTTTATTGGTGGCTTTGTCTCCACTATCCATTGCCTCACCAAATGTTTTAACGGTGTGTTTTGACCCGTCATCTGCTGAGACAAAATCAAACTCAACCTCAACAGTCACATAGAACAATGCGCCACCCGACTTGCTTGCTCGTTCAACACACTCACGGGTAAGAACACGGGGCAGAATGCAAAGGCTGTGCTTTGCCAATAGGGGCGCAATGGCGTTATACACATCGTCAATGCCCCTAAAGTTATATCCGCTGCCCTGCATATTCCTACGGTCTTTTGTGATGCCAACAGATGACAATTCTGATTGAACAGCGTTAATGGCTTTGTAAACTTTCATTTGGAATCCTTTGCAATGAGTTCAGTTTGTAGGGTTTTGATTTCGTCACGGGCGTTATCAATGTGGTTGACCAACACACGAATGTGGCCTTCCAACATCTGAATGCGGTAAAGCAGTCTTTCAGTTTGATCGGCATCATGTTCACGGTACAAAGTCTCTGAGGTTTGTTTTACAGAGTTGATGATGTAATTAGCGTCCATTAGGGTCTCCAAATAAAACAGTCAAGGGCAATCACGATAAGCCCGATGA